GCTGTACTTTGTGCCGGTAGCGGGCAGGACACCCGGTATACCGCTATTGGATAGCATTCCTGCTACGATACGGCCTGATCTATTCAGCTCCGTGCCTTCGTAAGTGACCCTAATTCCCATTCCGGTGCATCTTATCGTGCAATCCGCACCGCCCAACAACGCAGCACGATTGGGTATCACTACTTGTGAGTAGGTGGTGCCCAATACGTTGAGGTCTGACAATATTCCATTGCCAGCGGATGTTTCATTTAAATTGATAGCCCCAATAATTGGATGGGGTACCATTAAAATGCCACCCGCGTGGGTGTTGGAAGTAGCAGTTAATGCGGTGAAGGTTTGACGAAGATACTGCCTAGAAACAGCAGTACCAGAATTAGAAGTAGTATCGTCTGGCCACTTGGCCCCAGCAACGTCAAAAGGACTGACGAGTGAAGCAAGACATTCAGGAACGCCACTATTGACTTTTGGAATGTTGGCCTTTCTAAAGACCCTCTTAGCTTGTTTTTGATTTTTCTTACCCATGATATAGTTTTATTCGTTGTATTGGTTGCAGCACGAATGACACTGGACTGTTCATGTTGTGGTTCTATTGTGTGGCCGTGCAGTCTCTCGGCATTTTGTTTAGCACGTAATTATTTACAGGTTTCTCAAACGTTTTGGCCTTCCCACCATCAACACCCAATGGGCAGTTTAACGACTTGCCCAGGTCAGTTTGTTCAACAACAATTGTATAGTTCGTACATATCGTTGTTGTCCGTGGATGACATGTCTTCTCGACTTATCACTTCATTACTTACCGTAACTGGGTGAAATGTCTTCTCAGCTTCCAGCTGTGCATCTGGAAGCATACCGAACGCTAGCCAGAAACTATAACGCGATCTGCTAGTTATAGTTCTGCTAACCTGGTTCATCCCCTTTGCGAGATACCAGAGTCCAGTCTTGCCTGCTAGTTTCTTTAGTGATTTAGCTGTTGTGCGTCCCTTAACCAGTGCTTCGTAAAATTGTTGTAATACTGATATCCCGGCAGTAGCATGTATACCACACATTCCTACAGCCGCCAGCCAATCTTCAGCATCATGTGTTCTATGCCGCACGCTAACTATATCTTTACTTATGCTGTCAGGGAAATTTCTAACCATGACATACTCTACACCATTCCATACCGGGTGTGAGTGGCAAAATTCTATCTTTTCAAGTATGTTTACACTGGGTTCTATAGTCATATGAAAGTTGACACTCTCGCAATATTCTCCCAGTCCATGCAAGAGTTTTTCATCCTCTTGCTTCACAAATATCAATGCGTCATCTCCGTCGTTTATCAATCTGAAATCTATTTTCAAAGATGTCAGAAAACCCAACAGTATTGCGGTCATGATAATTATATTTCCTAAACTGGTGTTGATATCGCCAGAAGATCTCAATCCTTCCATAACATACTTTATTACCCCATCTTTTGCTTTGCCTACCACTTTGGTGCGTAGTTGCCAAGATAGAATTTTCTGGAGTTTCGGTGATCCAAACATTGAGTTATATAAACGGTGCTCATATAATAACCAATCCTTGGACACGGATGCGTCAAAGCGAGACGCGTCCACAGGTACACAAACCCAACCGTTCTTCATGTACTGTGCTATCACTTCGGCCCTTTGTCGCGCGTTCTTTCCTTTCATCACGACTGTGTGGCCTGCTATTTTGTCTACCGCACGATAAATTTGTTTCTCTCCAGCCAAGAGATACCGTCCCAATGAAACGTGATATCTTGGTTTGCGGGCTGTTATGATCCGTGGGCACT